AGCGCCGCCAGGCGGCGCAGCGCCGCCACCAGTAGAGGCAATAATAGTACGCAGCGTCAGCTTTTCCCCGGTGGGACCGCCTTCAGTAATGGTCGTATTAATAGTGCCTTTTGCGGTGTCGAATGCGGACACCATCTGGTTCGGCCCGCGCGCAAACCCGATGTGAGTCGGCCATATCGTAAGGTCTCCGGCCGCTGCGCTATTCGGGTCACTGCCCTTAGTCTTTGCCCCGGACCACGTCAGGTAAGCCGAGGCAACCGGCCCGTGGCCCGCACCATTTTGTGTTACCTGTTGCCAGGAGCCACCCGGAATAGTAAGGCCAAAATCGTGACCAAGAATATAAGACACAAAAGAACTACAGTCGAAACCCTTACCGGGATTAGATGGCCCGCCATACCGATAAGGATGACCGATGTACTTTTCCGCATCGGCAACGATAGCCTGCGCACTAGCCGTTCCTCCGGCAAATGACATCGTTCCCTTAATGAAGTCTACAATCTGGCCTTCCCAGTGCTGAACAGCAGCCTTAATCCACTTCCCGAATCCGGTATTCATACCGGGAATCCTATTAATGAGGGGATTAAGGGTGCTGTTCAGAAGATTGCCGAGTTGGTCGCCTGCGAAGTCCCGCGCAAAGCCTACGGCCTTCTGAAGCCAATTGGCTCCCTTATTCACAATGGCGCCGCCCACATCCGTCCCATATGTAGTTAGCGGTCCTTTGTCCCCGGTTGGGTTAGGATTGATGCTCTGAATAATGCCGCCAGTAGGCCCTTGCACGACCGTTAGGTTACCGGTCCCATTCTGGAAACCGCCTCCGGCATTGCCATATCCGCCGCCACGATATCCGGCATATGTACGGTTGAGCATGTCTATGACTGCCGGACCACCTATCCCGACAACGGCTTCCGGCGTAAGAATTCCCTCACCGCCGGATACCGGGACCAATACATTATCCACGCCCGGAGACCATCCAGGAATAACACCGCCACGCGCCCAACCGGCCGTCGCAATCGGCTTCATATCCGGAATGCCGATGATGTCATGAATAGCATGAACTATCTTAACGATGCCGTCATTGAAAACGTATTGAATGACCCACTTGACAGGAGTCTTGGCGGCATCTTGTAGGCCGTGCCATATATTCTTAATGCCGGTTACTAGGTTCTGGAATCCATGAGTTATGCCTTGCCAGAATTGCTGCGCGGCGCTAGTTATGTCATGCCATATGCCGGCTGAGAAATTCTTTACCCAAGTCCAGGTAGAATTCCATGCATTACGAACCCAGGAAAGAGAACTGTTGAACACATTAGCAGTCCACCCCCAGAAGTCGTGAAATATAGTTTCAACATTACGCAGAATATTTTGGAGGGTGTTCTTCACCCAGATCCAGGAATCATTCCACGCCGACTTAACCCAATTGAGCGAGCTAGTGAATATATTCGCTAGCCATCCCCAGAAGTCATGGAATATCGTTTCCCATCCGCGCGCCTCAAGCTGTATGAAGTCCGTAACCCATCGCCACACATCATTCCATGCGCCGCGAACCCAGTTAATTGATGATGTAAAGATGTTAGCGAGCCAACCCCAGAAGTCATGAAGTATAGTCTCCCAGCCGCGTGCCTCGGCTTGAAGGAAGTCCGTAACCCAATGCCATACATCGTTCCATGCACCGCGAACCCAGTTAATTGAACTGGAGAAGATATTGGCTACCCATCCCCAGAAGTCATGGAGTATAGTCTCCCAACCATGAGCCTCTGCCGCCAGGAAGTCCTTTACCCAAGTCCATGCCGTATCCCAGGCATTCTTAACCCAGTTGAGAGACGCAGTAAACGTATTAGCAAGCCACCCAAAGAAGTCCTTGATTACATTCTCGATATCGTGCCATACGGTTCCCGCCGTATTCTTGACAGCACCCCAAGCGTCATCCCATGCATGCCTAACCCAGTTCAGAGACGAGGTGAATATATTGGATATAGTATTCCATGCAGTCTGTAGCGCATGAACTACTTCATTCCACACATTAATAAGTCCATCTACAATCTGTGTGTGGAACCTAGTAATGACGCCGACAAGCAAGATTATGGCCGCAATAGTAACAGTAATGGGGTTAGCCGAAATGAATAGCAGCACTGCGCCCAGCGCCGTTAGGGAAACTGTGACAATAACGATCCATTTGTCAAGCTGCCCTAGTGGCCCGGTAGTCAATACGTGAATAATCTCGCCCAGCCCTACAAAGAATGTAGAAACGACAGGCGAGGCAAGTTTCAGTATCTCGCCGCCTACTCGCGTAATGGTAGGCATAGCCTTAATAAGCCAGCTCATAAAGTCTTCCAGATACGGAAGTAGCTTCATCCCGACTTGCTCGGCTACATCCGTGAATTGCGCACGGAGCGCATTCATCTTTCCGCCGAACGTTTCAGCCTGAGCTGCGGCCTGACCGCCCAGCCGGTCATTCAAAAGCCTCTGAACCTGAGCATAGTTTTGCGCAGCCGTAGCGGACTTCGGCAATACTTCAATGCCCAATTGATTATAGGCCGTTATACTTCCGTGTGCCGCATCAGATGCCAATTTCTGAGCTTGCTGAAGTGACATATGGTGTTGGGCCGCAAATTGCGCCATACCGCCAGCTTGCTGAATTTGCGAGCCCATTAGCGTCTGAGCCTTGGACAGAGCAAGGGCCTCTGTAGTCCCGGTTGCCTGGACTACGCCCAATTGCCGTAGCGTCCGCGCATTCCCTGTCAATGCCTGATCGTACAATTTAGTAGCGCTGGTAAGATCAGTATGACGCTGGGCTGCTATATTAGCTATTTCAGCCTGCGCGCCTAGCGCTTCATTCATGTTCCCGGTAACTTGATAAACTTGCCGGATACTAGCGTCAACCTGGTCTTGCGTATATCCGTAATGAGCCATCATCTGTCCGGCCTGGGTTACCTTTCCAGACCATTCATCCCAGCGCTGGCCGCCAGTTTGTAGCGCGGCCTCAAGCTGCTTTTGCTGTGTATCTAGTTTCTCCCCTATTACCGCGAACACCGCTACAGCCGCAGCCGCTATAGCCGTAGGCACGCCGACTTTAGAAACAATGCCAAGAATATTAGTAAATGCGCCGCCGAATTCATGACCGGCTTCCTCGCCCATAGTCTCCATCTTGCCGGTTATGCCTTCGCCAAGATTCGTCATCCCGGAACTACCGGCGCCAACCAGTCCCTGAATCTTGTTCATGAATTTAGCGCCAAAGCCTGCGCCGCCTACCTCGCCTGCTTCCTCCATATCCCTTTCAACGCCAGAAGCAAGAGTGGCCTCACCGCCGGCAGTTTTCATAACTACGGGGATATCAACAGGCCTATCGGCAATAGCCCTTAGCTCATCTACCTTACCCAGCGCCTCATCAATATTCGCATTAATCGTGATAATGCTTTGCGTTTCCAGGCCTGCTATCTCTTCTCTTACCTCCCCCACCTTGGCCATAGCTTCTGAATTGTTAGCATTAATCATCAGACCTGCATCCTGCAGACGCAAATCTTCCAGAGCGGCCTTGACTTCTTCAATTTTGGCCATAGCCTCAGCATCAGTCATATCCACGCCTATTTCCTTGGTGTGCAATTCATCCAAATTGGCGCGGAGCCTATCGAGTGCGGCCTGGGCTTCTGTAGTATTGGCAGTAACTTCGGCTGGCGGCAATTCGCCTATTATCTCCTCAATCTTGTCGCGAAATGCCGTTCCGTATCGCTCGCCACTAGCAGAGCCGGAAGTTCCGGCCTGGCTTGCCTGGGATTCGCCCCACCTCCCCATAAAATCACCAAGGGATGTATTAATCCCCTCAGAACATCTTTGACCCCATTCATTGCCGATATCTCCAGCAGCAGGAACCAATTGGGACCGGATGTCCTCGCTGAATCCCGTAGCACGCGGGACAACGCCAACAGCGACACTGCCGACGAAAATTTCCTCAGCCATTATCGCTGTCCTTTCTCATTCGCGGATCCAGCCGTTTACGCTCTTCCAAACTCAGCCTACGTCTCTGAGCACGAATACCCGGCCTTGGAACTTGCGGCGGTGGATCCCCCGGTTGCGTCGAATTAACCTGCCGGAATTCATAACGCGACCAACGCAGCTCATCGATAATCCCGGCAAGCAGCATTTCCGTCGCAGACCATTGACCGTCCGCAGGATCAACAGAAGATTCCGTCATGGTCGGCTCATTAACTGACGCATTACGAACAGCCGTAACGGTAGCAGCTTCTGACGGCAGGAATTGCATCAAGACGCCTAGTTTCCGCCATGACAAATTACTGCCAGGCCTGAATAGGTCCAGGAAGTCTATTCCGTAATATCGTTGCAGATCAGCCTCAAGTTGATCCGCAAATTGCGATACTACCTGGGTGAGCGCCTGGATTTTCGCGCGGATATATTCCCCTTCCGCGCGCAGGCGTCAAATACCGCCTCCAGCTGGTAATTTGGCAGGTCGGCATCTGTGAATGCCTGGCATTCGGCAGGGTCGTGAATTACCCCGACTGCCCATTCATTCCAGTGCCCTCTTGCCGCCGCTTGCATGGCGGATGAAGGCCATTCAGCCGCGTGAGAGATGTGGATTACCATTCCGTCAATCCTGACGGTCGTTGGCTTTCCTACAGCCTCTCGCAGTTGCGCATCAACCGCCTTGAGATCCAGGTCTACCGGCTCTTCATCCGGATGGAATGGCTCCATTTCCTCGGGCACGATTACTGCTCCACTTCAGAAGTGAAACGTCCGTCCGGTCCGCGCAGGACGGCACCGCCGCTGCCGCCGCCGCTGAATGGCGACGGACCGGGCGCATTCGGGATGAGCTCGAATGGCGTTGGCCCGCCTGAATACGCGACCGGAGTAGGCATCGTGAAGTCGGTAGGAAGGTTGTCAGGATCCCATTGCAGATAGCGCTTCATTGTTCCGCGCTCATCATCGATGGTGTCCGGGTAGAATGTAAAGGTCATTTGCAGGTTTTGGTTGTCGGCCTGCTGTACCTGGTCGTTGCCGCGCGCCGTGACTTTCCCGTTTGGCGCGAATAGGCGCATTCCCTTGACGCCGTCTACTGTGTCCATAAGGACACAATACCGGTTGTCCAGCGGAACTTCCGGCAGGACGTAGCTGGCCGTATTGCCCGCAGATGCAGGAGCCAGTTCCGTTACCTGAATGTCATCGAATAGCGCGCGGACGTATGGGTTCATGGCCTCCAGGGCCTGGAACTGAAGAGTCTTTGTACCGCCAGTAAGAATGGTACGGATAGCTGATAGGCTTCCGGCCGCACCGATGTCCTTGGTGGTATAGGTAAGCGCGAAAATACCACCAGTCGTATCGATCCATCCGAGGCACTTCCATACGTCGGATGTAAGGGTCTCGAATCCGGCTGGTGGCGGAGTCCCGCGCGATGCGATATACATGACCACATCGCCAGCGGCATACGTGAAGTCGGCATTACGGATATCGGCTGGTGCAGGAGGCATTATCCCGTTCCTCTCCCGTGCATGAATACTTCGTATGAAGCGTTGAACCTAAATAGATCCGGACTTGGGTCAGGGAGCCATCGGCTTCCCTGAATGACATTAACGTTTGTTATCACTCCGTTCACGAGTTGCGCTCCGCGAATGGAAAGCAACTCTGCTGCGACCTGACGCGAAATAGTACTGGCCAACCCATAGTCGGTCCAGAATGTGTCCACATCGAGAATAGGCCGGTCAAGGACTATGTCTCTCTGCGCTCCGGAAGTCCTTTTAACCCGCACAACAGGATTTGTAATGTTTGCCGGCAGAATGGTGACGACGCGCAGGTTATTACCGAACCTACGCTGAAGCAACGGCGTAAGCGCTGCCACCAGAACCAATTCGGAATCTGGAAAAGCGTCAACATCGTGCGGCATTAAATCCTCGCTGCCATAGATGCGCGGATAAGGATATGTTGAGGATCTTGATTCACCGTGCCTTTCTCCACGAATATGGCCTCTGGACTGTCATTGTATACGACAGCCTGCATCCGTTTCCGACTTGCGTCAAATGAAAGCCTGACTTTGAAACTATTCTTATACCTGCCGGAATGCGGGTCTGTATCCGGATCGCCTACCGGCGCGAGACTCCGCGCGCGAACAGCAATTTGCTCCGCGCGTTCAAGTAGCATCTTGCCTATCATTTCGCTACTCAACATAGCGCGGACGCCTTCCAGGCTGCCCTTATATTCAGTCTGGTTGTTCACGGCACTGAACCCCCAGTCGATACATACCGCGCCAAAACTTCCTGCACCCTGTAAAACCCAGTAAACGGGCTAGTCCATTCCCGTGGTATTCCAACCACAGCTAGCCGCAATCCATTCGGCAAGATTATCTCATCGTAAGGTCCATTTACTACTATACCTTGGGGCATATGGATCGTGAAGTCTGCCACAACTTGCGAAGTAGCTTGCCAATCCTCCGAAGGAATAGCCGGAGAAACAGCGCAACCTTCAACTTCAACTTCCGGTCCGTCATAAATATCATTGCCGTATTCATCCACGCCCGTTAGGGTCTTATGGATAACCGTAATGGTTTGCCCCATAGGAAACGACATAACATACTCAGCTTATGCGTCATTTGCTTATTACGGTAGTCATTCAGTATTGCTAGGTCTTGCGGCTGAATAGTAACGGCTAGGCCGCCGCCGCTACGCTCCAGCCGGTATGAATACGCGCCTACAGTCTCGCCAATAACTCCAGCCGCCTGTGTCGGCGCAGTAAGTACGGCAATAACAGAGTTAGCCGCAACCATAGCGACTTCCTCTGGCACTTCCTGCGGTCCATGCGTATACATAACCCGGAATGTACGGTTCCAGGTAAACCAGTCCTCATGGAATATCTCCGGGTAGTTAATAACGCCATGACTGCCAGGACCGGGAACCATGATTTCATCTATGCCGTCGAATCGCCACCATAGCAGGCTAAACGGCTGAAGCCATCCGCCAGGAAATAGCATAACGGCAGCTATGTCCCATACCGGCGTATCAGGCAGCTTGATAATAGCGCCGTCCGCGCGGATATCTACAAGATCATTCTCGATGAATGCGAAGTCCGAACGGCAGTAACGCCGGATTTGCGAACTAGCATCCCGCAATAGGGATTCAATTCGCATTTCCTCGCTGTCCGTTAGATCCCGGCCCAGGCGCGCAGTAATATCATCCACATCGACAAGCGGTGGCAACCCGTTGCGCATGATACTCCCCCCGTTCACTGCGCGCCTGGAGTTTTGGGATTAATGAGAAGTCGGCTTTGTCTGCCGGCTAGCGGTTTGACTGCTGCTTGTAGCCCGCGCGGCGGCAGGGGTAGCCTGCACACTTTGACCGCTCTGACCACTATGACCGCTAATGCCGGCACTGGACGGCTGGAATCCGACGGAGCCGGAAATCACTCCGAATGGGAACCTGTCGTCAATGTGCTTGTCACGATCAATTGTCGTGACAGGATTTGCGACCGCATACGCAAGCCGCATGACCATTCGCATGGCTACCGCGTCCTGCTGCATGAGGTTGAGAATGACTTTACCGGTGTCATCGGAAATGACGCCTTCCGTGAACAGCTTGAAGGTGATGTCCTGACGCATTCCGATAATGGCCTTTGACCAGTCGCCGCCAACCAGGGCTGCCGCACTTGGGTCCCACGCTCCATTGTCCACCATGGAAATGGGGTACCCATAAAGGTTCCCTGAAAGGCCGCTGCTGCTCGACATGTCGGCATTAATCGACTGGTAGATAGGAATTCCCTGATCGGTTCGCATTCCGACCAGCATCCAGTTGAGGCCGGGCTTCCCGGCAAAGCCGTTAACGGTGTAGCCGGTATAGGCCATCATCTCGCCTAGGCTGGCGACATCCACACCGAAGTCAGAGCCGGTTCCGGCCGTAACATCATTGCCGGCCGCAATAGCGCCGGGAATGATAGCCTGCGGCCATGTTGCCGGCTTGTTGACGCCGAATAGAATTGCGGCGTCAATTAGCTGACCGGCTGCCTCTGTCATTCGCGGCTGGATTTCAGTCCAGAGCGGAACGGAAGCATCATCGAGATATGCTTGCGGAATTGGAATAATGCAAGCCAATTCCTCCACGACCAAGACGACGCCCTTCCATTCCTGGGTGGACGTCTGCTTGAGTCCCGTGTCGCCGCCGACCCAGTAAGCGACGGGCAGAACGTCAAGCACCGGCATTCGCGCGGTCTTGGTTGAAAGCGCAGTACGCCGGCAGAGACTAAGCGCCGCGCTTTGTTTCGGGACTTCCTGGATAATAGCCGTGGCAAGCGGCTCAGGAACCAGGACATCCTGTTGGCCGTCGGGAACGGCAAGGATATTGGTACCCCTGACCACTCCCTGATCAAATACCGGAGTGCTCACTCCATTACCTCCGTTACCGTTGCCGTTATCCTCGCCATTCGTTTCAGACATGATTCACCTCATGGCGTTTGTTGGATTGATCGTCGCCATTCGGCGAATCGCATTTGCTACGCTGGCTTACCTTCCGCCCTGCAGCATCTGCCGGAATGCCTCATTCGGGTCATTCGCATTTGCCTGGTTACTCGCGGGAACACCGCCAGGCCGTAGTGACTCCGCTGGCCGCCTGCCTAGCGCCAGGCTAGCGGCCGCAGCGGCCGTAGGCGCACCGCCGCCATTTCCCTGGGAACGTTGAATCCCCATACGCGCCAACTCATCGTTGACACGCTTATTGACTTCCGTATTTACGAATCCCGCAATCTGCTCCGCGCGAGCAAAGATGTCTTCCTCTTCACCAGAACCCAGATAATCCACGAAATCAGGGCCCAGGCCATGCGCGGCAGCGGCAAGTAGCCTATGCCTTTCCGCACGTTCTTCGGCCCTTTCACGTTCGGCTTTGTCAGCCCTTTCCTGAGCCCGCTGAAGTTCGGTCTTGTTGGCATCTTCCATTTGCGCGAGTTTTGCGGCTGCGGAAGAATTCTCTCTTGAAGTTCTTTCGTGGCGACGGGATGACTGCTTCCATTTCTCAGCTTCCGCCTGCCAGAACTCCAAGGTATTCTCTTGTGGTTTCTCCTGGCCCTTTGGAGCCTGGTTTTGCTGTCCTGTTTCCTGGTCCTGTTCAGAACCTTGGGCACTCTGTTCAGATGTTCCCTCAGGACTAGCCGCACCGGCATCCTCTGTCATTCTTGCCTCCTGGGCCTTTTCCGGTATTGTACGCCTATCCGTAGGATATGGGAAGCCCACGGAAAGGCCTGTAACGACGCGGCTCCCGGCTTTAGGCTACCGTCGCTATTCCAGCTGTCCGGAATCTGCGATGACAGCCCTAGTGCCCGCGCGCGGCCTATTACGTAGCGCCGCACCTTGGCACGCTCCGCATCGGTGTTCGGCCTGGCGCGTCCCACCGCGCGGATAGCGTTGCTGAGATCATTAGCATTCGCCACTGGGAATCTCGGATTGTTACTCGCATTCTGCGAGCTTGGCGGCATCGCATGACCTCGAGAATGCAATTGCTGTAGTTGCTGAGATGTATATGCCATTTCCCCTAACCTCCGTACCACCATAGATCATTAACATACACCGAACGGTCTATGCCGCTAGTGCCGCCTATCTCGAATCCGAATGACAGCCCGCGCAGAATGGTATGGCCAATCCAGCCATTATCATACATCCAGTGCATCATTTGCAGGTAATCAACATGACCGCGCGGCCATTGCATAACTCCAGACCCACTAGGCCCCATACGGCTAAAGCAAAGCGCGCCAACATTGTTGCCCGGATCAGTAACCCAGCATGAAAGACCCCATCGGGCAGCCTCACACGATATTGTCCCCTGGCCTGGAATTACCACGTCATGCGCAGGAAACGAAACTGTTCCCTGCGGACTTGCATTCCATCCGTAACTTCCGGCAAAATCAATAGTAATCATGATCTCATCTACGCGATGCCCAAAAGGAGTAATTGGCGCACCGGCAGATGCGGCTGGATTTACCCAGTTATCCCAGGTTGAATTTCCGGAGAATTCCGGACCGACGGCCCCATTCATCTTATCCATCGTCTCATCCCAGCCGATGACGAGATAATTCAGATTCCACCAGTTACATTGCGGCTCGAATAGACCGGTAGCAGCAAATAGCTTGACCCCCATATTGGCACCCGAATTAATATTGTGGACCTGCTTCCAATGCTGCATAGGCCGGCCGTCATAAAGAGTTGCCACATTGGTTGAGCCAGGCCAGAGTACAGTAGGCGGCGGACCGGCCCGGTAACCCATGCCCCAGTTATTCCGGTTCCAGAATGGCTGATGGCGACCACTCTGTGGATTAGTAGCGCCAGGTATCAGGCCAAGACGCGGCCAGGTAATTCCCGCATTTGACGCAGGCCAGTTATCATCTCTGTCTCCGCGCGGACTTGGTGCGCCTGATTCATAATCCGATACACGCGCCACCGCTGGAAGCGCATAAACCGTCTGGCTGCGCGGGTAATCAACGCCTCCCATTCGCAATGTGAAATTATACGTTCCGGCCGTTGTTGGCGTTCCCTCAAGTAGCCAGGTGCCATTAGTCACGCCTGGTGTATGGTTCGCATTAGACTGCACCAGGGAAATACCCGGCGGCAAACTACCGCTCTGCAAAGTCCATGTACCGGACGGCATTATCTCACGGTACAAGAAGGACACCCACATAGGACGGAAAGCCAGCGGGCCAAAAGCAGTCCATTCGCTTCCAGGCTGAACGCCGCCAGCCGTAGGCGTAACCGGAGTTGACGAAGATGAGCTAGCACTAGTTCCAACCGAATTCACCGCGCGGACGGTAAATGTATACGGAGTCCCGTTCGTAAGGCCGGAAACAGTCGCTGAAACTGCGCCGGTCGTTGAAGCCGAACCGCCAGGATTACCAACAACCGTATAACCGGTAATAGGCGTACCGCCATTATTAGCTGGCGCAGTCCAGGTGACGCTAGCATTAGCATTGCCAGCCGTTGCAGAAACTCCCGTTGGCGCTCCAGGCACGGTTATAGTCGGTCCGCTACCGCCAGCCGATACCGTAAATAGTGCCGCACACGAAGTCCATGCTACTGCTGATGCAAGAGTCCCTACTTGCCCCGGAGCCGGATCAGTCGCATCAGGATTAATGGCTACAATTTGATTTTGCCCATTACGCACCAATGTGAATCCGGCTGGTGCCGGACTGGCAAGCGTTGCCGTTCCGGAATAAGCCGCTGCATTACCTACATAAAGACCGGAACCAGTTAGTGCCGGCATCGTCATATTTGTGCCGGAAGTTTCATTTGACGTCGTAGCAACCGGACTGGATGCGATCATGCTCCAGTCCAGACCACTTTCATCTACGGCGAATTCATCGACTCGTATTCTCGACCATTGCGAAGCTAGCGCACTAGCAGGCGTAACGGTAACCGTACCTGAACCGGCTGATATTACCTGACCATACCAAATATCCACACATTGCGACCATGAGCCGGTCCGGTAGGTGGCTCGCGTCCAGGTAGTAACTCCACCGCCGCTCACGGCACTTGGTGGAGTTGTAGTGCCGGTTGTAAGGTGAGATATAGATACGACAAGCATACTGCCGACTGTCGCCGGACTTACCGATTGAGACCAGTATCCGAATCCCTCATTCTGCCAGGTATTACGCAGATACGGGATCAGCGTACTAGCGCTGCTTTCATCTGAAATTATTTCAATTGCTGCCCCGGTGTACTCACTTCCGGCAACGCCTGCATTATACGGAGTAAGTCCCCATGTCGTATTACCGGCCGCTGCCGTTACCTGGCTAGCCCATACGCCTGGCGATCCGGAAAATGAATTACGAGTATCCTCGACAGCATCAAACCCTACGGACCCTGGCGTTACCTGATCATTCCAGTTCCCGACCATCCATAGAATACGGCTATTCCTATCGGCAACATTAATAGTTCCCTGGTTAGAGATATTAGCGCCGGAAATAAGGCCGGTTGCCACCACAGCACCAAGAGCGCCGCCACGTATTAGGTAAATTTCCGCAGAAAGGTTCCCTGATGCACTAGGCGTAGCACTTACCGTCCGTGAAGCCGTTGACGGAACAAGCGCTGACCATATTTGCATACCGGCACGGCTAACCGTGGCGGATGGCCCCGTAGTATTTACCTGCTGCATGAATGCTAGGCCGCTAGACACAGGATTAGTCCAGTACCTAGTCTGAGCATTGCCGGTCATCCCCATAAATACCACGAGATCCCCGGCTTGCATAGCAATAGTCGCAGATGTAGCTGCATTTTGACGAATATTATAATGGCCGACTATAACCGGAGGATCTAGTTCCGGCTCTACAATAGGCGGTTCCCAGGACGGTGGCGGAGTTACGGTCTGCGGTCCTATATTATGCCATACTCCAAAAAATATGTCATCCAAATAATATGTAGCGGCCACAGCAAACGTGAAACGCGGTCTAGTCAAAGTGCCATTAGGGGAAACGCTAGCATTACCGCCAACAAGACTCCAGGATGAGCCTATTGTCTGATTACGCCAGTACGGAGATGCGCCTGAAGCATCACCATTAGCCTGATAGATATTAATTCCAGGACCGCCTAGCTGCGGGCCGGAATCGCATCGCATTCTTGCACGAAGATTAACGACATCACTAGATGCGATAGCGAATCCTTGCGTCACCGGATCAAAAGCACTACCGAATAGCCCGATAGTTCCCACGCCTGCACTAATAGCCTGCAGACCGCCAGGCGGCCTGTAATACCCTGTTGTCGTCCTAGAAACGCCAGACATTCCCCCGGTACTTGCCCAGTTGCCTGTACTAGTAACGAATGACGACTGATCTTCGGAAAGAAAATTATTCGACAAGACCCATATATCACCATTAATGTAGAATGCATCGCCTGGGTCGCCATGTACAGTCGGGATATCATTCGCAGAATTAAGCGATCCAAGTAGATTGAATACAGGCGGCTCACCGCCGCCATCATGCTCTCCGCCAGATAGCCGCGCCCACATAACCGGCACAACATTCGCCGGATTATTGATGTGCAGCGTAGATGGTATTGACGTCACACTAGTATTAAATCCGGCCGTCCTGAATCCGGCAATATCCGCTATTGCGCCGGAATCGCCGTACAGAGATGGCGAACTAGCAAAATTGCAGACTGCTACTATGTAGTAATTCTCGCCTGCCGTTACCGGAACTTCGGAAGCCAGAAAACCCTCAACGCTGCCGGTCGCCTGAAATGCCGAAGTCATATCCCCGGTCTGGCCCAGCAAATCGCCTTCCGCATCGTAAATAGCCATACGGTTAACGCCGGTTCCAGGACCGGAACCTGCCACGCTTACAATACAGCCTAGCGTATCAATATCGCCAGTATCGGCCGACGTAACCA